ACCAATCACCACATAGGGAAATAGGCTGCCATCCTCTGGACGATTCGGCTGCTGTACGTCTGCAAATACACCGGTAATCAACGCCATCAACGTTACATCACCTGTCAGCGCCGAATAGATGGCCCGTTGCAGCTCTGCGCCCTTCATCGAATTGCCCCCGCTATTGCCGCCTCAAGGCGCTTGATAAATTTAGGTTGCGCCTGCATGGCTGCTGGGGCCCACGCTGGACGTTTTGCCATCTTTCGCGTTCCAAACTCAAGGAAGTGAGCATATGCAAGCTGACTTCCAACCGTGACGGTTAGGGGGCCTTCCTGCTTGAATGTAATGGAATTCACAAGCCTGCCGGTGTCAGTAGCAGGGGCTTGCCCTGGGGCAGATGCCTTGTGCGTCCTAGTGGGATTAGACTTCTTATAGGTCCTGCCAGTTTTCGGCCCTCGCTGAATGCGCTTTACGATATCCCCCCGGATCTCCAGGCCTGTCGCATTAACAGCATCGGTTACAGCCTCGCTGATATCGCCACCCAATGCCGTAAGCGCCGCCTGCAGCTCCTTGGTTCCAGTTACGCTTATCGTGGTCATACCGCAATGCCTCCGTCTAGGTCGATCTCTAACCAGCGGTCCTCTAGTTGGTCATTGTTTATGAACCGAATATTATAAGCGCGGGTTCTGATAATCACGCGGTCACTCTCTAACAGCCCATCAAAGTAACGTACAGTGATGCGCCATTTGGTAGTCGCCTCAATCCGGTCACTGGCGAACCTCTCCCGCCCGCTGAGGGCCTTTACAGCCGCTCGCGTAGGTGCGCCGGAGATTGCCGCCAAAGCCTCTGTATAGCCACCTGAGCCGTCCGGTGTTTTGGTGGCGCGCTCGAAGGAAACAACCTCCTTCAGCATCCCTGAATTCATGTTGCAGCATTTGGTCATGGGGTGTCCGATACTATATCTGCGGCTGTCATGTTATTCATGGTGAAGTCTAGCGAACCCACGTTGTCTTGTATTGTCGGGAATGTGTCGCCGTCACCCATCCGCCACCAGTGAACCGGCGGATTCCCTAGCAGGGAAAGGTCATGCGGTGTGCCGCTGTTGTAAATTGAGGCGGCGTTAGATGACTGGTCAGACCCCCAAAGCGCAAATTCATCAACGCGACAATTGTTTCTCATATAGTTTCCCGATCCGGGACGCCGCCCAACAAAGAAAAGCTCCGCCGGAATTGAACCAGACCAACCATAGTTATTGTGACTGTTCGTGGTGGTCTGCGCTACGCCGTTTTTGTAGAATGTGAACCTGCCGTAATAGCTGGAAAGAGACCCAGAGGCGGAGCCGGTTGTGCCACCGTCATATGTTATCAACCAATGTTCCCACACTTGAGGCGAAACAGAACCTGCCGGAGTCTCCAAGATAAGACGGTTATTGTCTGTACCATACTGCAACACTATACGGTCAGAACTACCGCCTTGGCCGTTATATCGAATCCAAACTTGCCCCTCATTATTTACGTCATTCCCCCCGAAGCCCGCAATTGTTTGGTTTTGATTATTGCTCGTGCCGCCCTTAAGCCAAAAAGAAACAGACCATGCGTCGCCAGACCCAGCCCCGTTAGATGCCCGATAGAATGGGTTTGCAGAGCTTGCTGCGGCGTTCAAATAATCTTGGTTCACGAAGTTAACGCTTTTGGTGTCGCTAAATGGGGGGGAACTAACCGTGATTGTTAGCAACCTCTCATCAACACCGAAATAGTTAACTGCCCGCATAGTCGGGGTGTAAGTCCCTGCTGAAAGTGTACTGCCTCCAATCAGCTTGCGAACATTACCTTCTACAGTGAGAATGCCAGACGGCAGGTTGTCCCACTCATAGCCAACGCCACCGGTTGACGTTAGCTCATAGTTAAGCGTGTCCCCCACGGTCAGCGAAACGCTAGTTGATGACGTGATGACAGGTGAATCAGACGCAGAACCGGCAGTAAGAAAGATTGCGTTTAGTGCGTTGCAAACTTCTGTTGCATCAGCCCCATATGTGGTGCCAGTTTCATCCACAAACTGGTCAAACTCAATTTGGTAATAAACAAAGATTTCACGCGCTAGGTCGGTGATATTGATTGTTGAGTCTGACGGATTCTCCTTCACTGCTTGCAATGAATTAAGGAACTGAACCCCGTTAGCGTCTTCAATGAAGATTGCGTTAGCCGGGGAGTCTTTGTAGATCGAAATTGTCATCTCGTCACCACCCCGATTGCCACACCTGAGTTAACTACTGAACCCGATGCAGAAAGTTTGATCTGTAGGTTTATGCCGTTGTCTCTCGTGTTAGCGTCGCCTAAGTAGACGAAATGGGCATTCAAAGCGCGGCGGTATGGAATCCCCGCCCCGAGGTCAAGCCGCCCCTCTGTGACTTCCAGTGTATAAGCCCCCGCACCGGTTCCGAGTTGATACCTGAATTCAAGGCTTGAGTTATTGGAACTCGGCGTAACGGTGTAGTCAGGCCGAATCACCATCCACGATCCGAGGGAGAGCCTGGACGCGTCTATTTGCCCCGTTCCTGCCAGCATGGGCAGCGAACCAGGCGGGGCGTAGCTAGTGTTTGTAAACCCCCCCCACCCGTCATTTGTCAAAGTGGTCCAGACTTCAGAAACCAACGAAATGGGAGAGGAAGATGTGCCCGCGTCATTGTAATCAACAAGACCGGAAACATCAGAAGCCGTTAAGCGAGACGGGATATTTATTATTTTTCCGCAGGTCATCGCGTTCCAACTATGATATTAGTCCCAGATAGTGTCTTTACCCAGATCATTTGCCCGTCAGGCATCCCGATGGCGGTAAAATCCCATCCAGAAGGCCATGTATGAACGGGGTTTCCGTCCTCATTTGAGTCTGGAGTGTCGCCCTCTGTAAAGTAAACCCTAACAGGGGGAGCCGCAACAACGTCAAAGGCGATGTTCTCACTGCCCTGCAAGACTTCAGTCCATGTAGTTGTTACTGCTGCTGTGAAGGTCTGCATTAGATTTTGACCACCTTATATGCAGAGAGAAGGGACGCCGCGCCGCTGTCGTCAAACGCTTGGCTTGCATCGCACCCGCAGCCATCGCCCCGGTTTTGGTACAGGTAAGCCGCCATTTGCTTAACGGCTCGTTTCATTGGCGCTGGAACATCCGCCGCCGCGTTGCCATAGCCAGAGGTATAGCTAATTTCGATGGCGTTATTCGCCCGCAAGGCAACCGGCCAAGTAGACCCGCGCTTTAGCGTCATGCGTCCTGGGGTTCGGATCGTATCGATATCAAACGTGTCCGCCACCACAACCGCAGTTGCATTGCCGTCTTCATCATAAACATTCACACCGTCAACAGCCTGCAAGGGGAAGCGAGGTAGCTTGACGTCAGAGGCGCTAGACGATCCGTGCAGGATGTTAATGTGCCCCTGCCTCCAGCCGTCCCACCACGGTTCCCGCTGCGTAGGCCACCGGTCAATCGCCATGAGCCAGGATTGAGCAATCATCGCAACGCCGCATTGGTCTTCGATATACTGGCGAGCCTCTGCAATGAAATCATCGGCCTCGCTGTCAGGAAGGCCCGTTGCGGTCTCTCGAAGGTAAGTTCGCAGCTCTGCCGCAGTGACAGGCTCAACCGCTGGCGCAGAGGTGATAATGTTGCCCCGGCCTTGATGGTAACTGACTGTGTGTCGTAGTGCCATTATTAAGACGCCTTCTTACGTGGACGCCCGCGCTTTTTGGGTGCCGCTTTGATCTCATCAGGGCCAGTTACTTTCACTTCTGTCCTTGGCTCAAACATCGCAGAAGCAGCATGAGCAGATAACGCCCACTCCGCTACGCGGCCCTCTACAATGGTTCCGAACGGGAACATCGTCACCTTAAACCCTTGAGGAGCGCATTTATACCCTTCGCGTTTAGTGATTTTAGCCCTAGTCATTTAATGCCTCCTAAGCTCATGAATGGGGCCAGCGTGCCAGCCCCACATAGAAATTAGGTCGCAGCATCCGAAGTGCCAACATAGGTAGTTGGGGCGCGGTGCGCCTTGTGCTGCTTGGCAATGATAGACACGTCGGCTGCGGTGCCAGTTGTGCCAACCACGTTGAACCGAACATACCGCTTTGACCCACGGTAGCCGATTGCCCCGGCAACGTTGTCATCGTTGGCGTCCGAAGTCTCGGCAACGGTAATTGTGCCGTTCACGGTGTCTGTGGTCGCCACATCAGCAGCGCCAGCCGCAGTGGTGTCGTCGCCGTGCTGCATGGTGGCCGTGTAGCCTGCAGCGGTTCCGGCGTCGGTGATGGTGTTGTTTACCATTTCGATAGTGCAGGAATCGAAGCCCTGCATATCAACCC